CCGCAAAACAGGTTCGGTGTCTCTGAACACACATCACCCTGAGCTCACTTCATGTGCATTGACTAAAGACGTTTGGGATTTGGATTTGGAAGAATGTCACGTTTTTGAAAGTAAGGAAGGTCAAAGTACCTATTCGTTCCGCATCATGACCGTCACAACACTTGACGGTCGTAAAGTACGTTGCAAGAACCTTGATCTTCCCACTTATCTGGACGTGATAATTGCTTTATCAATCCAACATAAAAAGTCTCAAGACAATGTCATAAAGCGCTCACTTGAGTTCGATAACATGGAAATGTGTAAAACATGTTTCCGGCCTAGCACTTTGTGTGCGTGCGAGAAGCAACCTGAACCCCCAAAAACACACAGTTCGGATTCTTCCCATTCATCTACTGAAACTATTGTTCCTCATTCATCAAAGTCTGAGCCTCTGTTTTCAGTGGACAGGTTGGCTAACACAGTTGTTGATGCTGTTATAAAGGCTAGTAAAAACTACGTTAAATCGTGGTTTGGACCTCTGGACTGGTTCAATTGGGCTTTGTCGTATCAACCTGTGCGAAAAATGACTACGGCTCGCTTGGCTAAGGAATTTCAAGCAATACTGGATGGATCTGCTACCAATTGGCTCATCGCTTTGACGCCACAGTGGCTTTTTGAAACCAGTTTCTTTCAAGCTCATGTTTAGAAGTGGCAACAGACCGCCGCTTTATACGACTTGAGAACTTCTTTGCGAAGATCAGCTTTCATTTCAGGTTGTGTAGGACTTTCTGCATGGTTTCACCCTTACATTTTTAGAGGTTTGTCACGCTTCCTGACCAACAAACGAGTAGTAATGCTCGGTGTTGGGTCGGCAGCTACGTGTACATATCTCGCATACATGCATGCAGTAGTCTACCAAGCCCGTCTCAGATTCTATGAGAAAGAGTATATGCGACGCAGAAATGCTCTTCCTGCATTAGCAACATCTCTTCGAGACGGGTATGCATCGAAAGTTGGTTTTGCAGCTACCACATTGATTGTTGGTTTGAAACTCTTTCAAATGTGGAATGAAAACCGCTTGAAAACCCAGCCAAACTCCGTTTTGTCACCTGACAAAATCGACGCACACAAAGAGGGGTGGGCCGGTGCTCTATTGAGGAGCATTGGTTTTAAGGCCACTACCACCCCCACAATGAAACATGCCACATCCCCTCAGTTGATAGATGCTTTCAAAAAGAACAATTTGTTCTGGGCTGATATCACACGACCAAATGGTGAGTCTTGTGGCTGCAACATTTTCTTCCCTCGTAAGAATGTTGCGTGGCTCCCATACCATGTGTTTTTCCCCCGTTCTGAGATGCATTCTGGCGGTCAGGATCCAACGAAGTATTTCCCTTTTGACGACTTGACTGTCAAAGTCAATAGAGGTGGAAACAAACCAGGCAGCATTTTTACTTTCAAGTGCAGTCTCTCTATGAGTGTGGTCAGCAATGAACACGACTTGGTTTGTATTTACGTTCCTAATTGCCCTGATCTCAAAACTCGGTTGAACATGTTGCCTTTGACAAGACCTGAGGGTTCTGGTCTAGCCAAGATGATGTATAGAAATGCTCAATCATTTTTAGAAGAAAAAGTGACTATCCATTATGGTTCGTACAGTCACGAATATCTTCCTTTCTATGGTGGAAAGTACACCACTTCTTTGGCCAAACCAGGATTTTGCATGGGCCTTGCTATTGCTGACACAAAAGATCCTTTTATTGCTGGCTTCCACATTGCTGGTCGAGCACGAGCAAAAGAAGGATACTGTCAAACCGTCACCTTGTCTGAAGCGGAACAACTGATCAAAAAGTTGTCAGAGGTCAGAGGAGTGGTACTTTCTACTGAAAGTGGTACTCTCCCTGCTGAACAATATGGTCGGAAAGTTCTGACGTCCGAGGCGATACATTGTCACAGTATGCCAGCAAAGCTTCCAGCCACAGCCTATGTTGATGTTCTTGGTTCTACGAAACTTCGGACACAACAAAAGAGCGTGGTTAAGCCCTCCCCTATCTCAGAAAGTGTCAAGCAACATTTTGGGGTTGAAAACACATGGGGTCCTCCCCAGCTTCGGCCAAATTGGAAAGCGTACAACAACACGTTGGAGTATGTCGTAGATCCGGCAGATATGTTTCCTCCAGCAGATGTTGAATTTGCCCGCCGTGATTGGATTGAGCCATTGTTGGACAAGATGACGGATTATGTACAAACCGAAGATTTTCGTCCCTTGACTGACAAGGAATCCATTCTTGGTATACCTGGTAGACGCTTTTTGGAGCCAATCCCCATGTCAACAAGCATGGGTTTTCCTGTTTTTGGCAAGAAAGAAAAATTCTTTACAGAAGTAAGGGATGGGGAAGAATTGATTGATCGAATACCTGATAAAGCCATCGTGGATGAAATAAAACGCATTCACGACTGTTACCATGCTAATCAAAGAGCATATGTGGTGACAAGTGCTACATTGAAGGATGAACCTACTCCTGTTGATTCTCCCAAAGTGCGAGTGTTCCAATGTGGACCTATTGCATTTGGTATGATGATCCGGAAGTATTTTCTTCCTATTGTTCGATTTCTTCATCTCCATCCCATTCTTGCTGAATCTGCTGTTGGGTTGAATTCCTTCTCTCCCCAATGGCAGGAGTTGACAGAGCATATCACAAAATTTGCAAGTGATTCCAAGGTTATTGCCTGGGATTACTCAAAATATGATGTGCGTATGTCCTCGCAGATTACTCGGGCTGTTCTTGTTTCCTACATAGAACTGGCCGAGAGAGGAGGATACCCTCAGGATGCGCTTGAGATAATGCGGAAGATGGTCAATGATTTGACACATCCAGTTATAGACTGGAATGGAACTCTGCTAATCGCGTATAACCTGAACACCTCTGGCAACAATATCACGGTTGACATTAATAGTACCGCAGGTTCAATATATGTTCGACTGGGTTTCTTCGCACTGTATAAACATTTGAATGTGAAGTTCCGAGATAAAGTTGCCATCACTACCTATGGGGATGATATAAAAGGAAGTGTAGATCCCTCCTTTCGAAAATTCAATTTCATTTCCTTTAAACGATTTTTGGCTTGCTACAACATGAAAATTACCCTTCCTGACAAGGGAGATGGTGAACGTGAGTTTCTGAACGATAACGAAGCTGACTTTTTGAAGCGCACATCATGTTTTATACCAGAAATTGGATATTCCCTGGGTCGGTTGGATGAAAAGTCTATTTTCAAGTCTCTTCATGCCAACCTAGCGTCGTCTTCCAGCACACCAATGGAAGTTGCTTGTTCGTGTATTGATTCAGCCATGCACGAATGGTTTGCTCATGGACGCGATGTTTTCGAGGATCGACGTCAAAAGATGTTGAAACTTTGTGAACAACATGAGCTTACACTCTCCTCCGTCCAGTACACTTTTGATGAGCGAGTGTCTCACTGGCTTTGTAAATACAGCTCATCAGGGATTTAACTTGTGCAGAGGATGTCCCACCCCTCTTTTCATGTGTATATCTGCATATTATATACTACATACCCCCCCCCCTCCTGTAAATAATTGGGCGCGGTCCACAGTGCCGAAGTCATTCAAGTGGACACCTTTTGTTGTTGGCGGATCAGTAAAACCGCAAGCATCGGATGATGCGCCTCCTCCATCCAGTCCATGGGTGGATAGAGCCTGGGGTTTCCTTGGTACAGTTGTAGGATTTGTATGGTATGCAATCTTTTTGGATTATGTACTTGATCATAAGAAACTGCGATGTACGGAGGATGATAGCGAGAGTACCACCCCCCACTCTCGCGAATACTGGTTTAATGGATCAAGAGTTGTTCGGGATTCTTGTGTTAGAGTACCAATCTGCTCTCTCTGCAAGCGCCCCCAAGCGACCTGTCAATGCATTAGACCCCACGCTGCTGAAGCTGGTAATGAACAGCAGACTACTACACCCACTGAGGTTACTACCTCCCAGAATGTGCATTTCACTGACTCTCATCCCGGTTTTGCGACTGTAACGCAAACACCATTTGATTCAGTTAGAGATGCACCTCTCATTCAGGATGCGACTTTGGACAATTTCTTTTCACGTCCTATTAAAGTCCTTTCTGCGCAGTGGGGAACTGGTCTTGGTTTATATCAACAGTTCAATCCTTGGGCAGCATTCTTTCAACAGCAGACAGTCCTCGATCGTCTTAACAATTACAAGTTGATGAGAGCTAATCTGCATTTGAAATTCACTATCAATGGGAATGCGTTTCATTATGGCAGAGCTATGGCGATATATCGCCCTCTTCCCAATTTTGATGATATGACCATACAAAGACAGTTGCTAGACATTGATTTAGTTGCCGCTAGTCAACGTCCGCACATCTTTCTTGATCCTACAAATTCTCAAGGTGGTGAAATGGTTCTTCCTTTCTTTTGGCATCAAAATTTGTTTAATATTGTTGCACAAGATTGGAAGGAGATGGGTGAGATCACCATTACTTCATTGCAAGAACTTAAACACGCAAACGGAGCCACTGATTCTGTCACTGTCAATGTTTTTGCTTGGGCAACAGATGTCAAATTTGCGATCCCAACAAACATTCAGACAGGTTCTATTGCTCCCGGATTTGCGGTTGAAGATCTAAGTCCAAAAAGTGATCCCATCCTACCTCATGCCAATGAATATGCTCAAGGTCCAGTTTCTAAACCAGCATCCATAGTGGCAAATATAGCGTCGCGGCTTAAAACTGCTCCTGTTATTGGACCCTTTGCTAGGGCAACAGAGATAGGAGCTCAAGCAACAGCAGCGATGTCTACCTTGTTTGGATACAGTAAACCCCCTATGTTGCAGTCGTCAATGTACCGTCCTCTTCCAAAGAATAATATTGCAACAACTTCAGGGTTAGATGATACTGTCAAGCTAACGTTTGACCCCAAACAAGAACTGTCGATTGATCCGCGGACAGTGGGATTAACCGACAAAGATGAGTTAACTATTACCTCTATTGCCACGAGAGAAAGTTATCTCACTCAGTTTGATTGGCCTGTAGGATCGGCCCCTTCTGAATCCATTTTGTGGAATTGTATTGTTGACCCAGCAATTTATCGGGTCTTAAACAAGGAAATCCACATGCCCGCCTGTTGTTTTGCAGCATTGCCATTCAATTATTGGCGCGGCACAATGAAATTCAGATTTCAAGTGGTCTGTTCTAAATATCACAAAGGTCGTTTAAAGATTGTGTATGATCCTGAAGGCACACATCCTGACGGAGATTCTGATTACAATACTGCCTATACAACTATTGTTGATATTTCTGATCAAACTGATTTCACTATTGAGTGTGGTTGGGGACAGCCAACTACTTTTCGGCGACGACTTGGGATAACGGATGATCCATTGTTTGTACAATTCAGACAGGATCCATTGACTTATTATTCAACTGCTTTAACGACTGGAAACGGCACGATTGCAGTGTATGTAGTCAATGAATTGACCGTCCCACGTACAGAGAATAATGATATATCGATCAATGTGTTTGTCAGTATGGGCGATGATTTTGAAGTCGCTCAACCTGATGGATATATGGTTGATTTTCTACGTTTACGTCCCGAACCAACCCCACCCAGACTGTCCACACCTGAAGATGAACCTATTAGACCACATGCTGGTGAAAATCCTGCTGAGGAAAAGGATAGAGTTGATTCTCAACCTGTTCACCCTCCCTCGATTAACACCATGTCGGCATATGCGGACGACGATAAAGCGGATCTCGTCCATTTTGGGGAAAGGGTTTCATCTTTCAGGCAAATTCTGAAGCGCTATAATGTTCATGAATATATGCCCACTTTCGGTATCAATGAGAACTTATCTGACAATGACTATATTGTTCGGAAGGCAAGAACTGCGATGCCTTTTGAGCCTGGTTATGTCAATGAGTATAACAATATTGCTCTTGAAACTGAGGCAGGGTACTATGTTTATTCCCACATGCCATTGATGCGATATCTTTCAACAGCCTTTGCTGGATGGAGAGGATCTATCCGGTGGATGGCAGATTTTTCCATGGCTGGACCTGAGGTTATAGGTCCTCAAGCTTCCAGAGCTGGTTCACCTTGGAAAAACTTCAATGGCATTGATGCATTAGCGCCTCGGAATACTCCTGCGGGTGCTGGTACCCTTCTTTACTTCAAACGTTCCTCAAATGGGAAAGAAGGTACATCACTCACAAATGTCCAAGTAAATCCTGTTCTCGCTTTTGAGCTGCCATTTTATTCTCAGTATCGATTTGCACATCCACGGTTGCTTTCACCATTTGATAATGGAATACCATCCGACGATCAAATTGTTGGTCCTGGTTTTGAGATGGATTTCGTTGCTCGATACGAAGAAACAGGTACTACCAATAACAATGGTATTATTACTACTTGGGTATCTGCTGGTGAGGATTTTAATTTGTTTTACTACATGGGTCCGCCCATTTTCTATATTGAACAAATTCCGCCACTTGATCCTCCCACACCACCTGAGAGGGATACGGCACCCCGTTTTCCCTCGCATACGCTGTGAGAACCCACAGCACGGGAATTTATTCTCGTTGACGCATGTCTAAAGTCAAAAAGCACTAATTTTGTTCTGATGCACATGCGTCAGAACCACCCCCTTCCCCTTGGGGTGTCCTTCGGGTTTTTATGTGTTCAACTTCTAGACTTGCGTCAGATGTACATAGTGCACACTCCTGAGTTTTTAGGTCACATCTACCTTTTTTG